GGAGCCTCTTCACCCTTACAGGTTTAGGGGGGGAGAGCACACCTGCTGATGTAACTCTCTCATGGCCACTGTTTACTATCGCAGGTTCTGGGCAGTCTATTGCCCAACCGATCGGCGCTTCTGACTATGTGGTGTGGGTCGTAAACACTGACACTAAAGCCCACTCTACTTACGACAATTTCCTTGTAACCGCACAGAACACGTTTAACGGCGTTGAGCTGGTAGCCACGGCTGACGGGTTATTTGAACTAACTGGAGAAGATGATGCTGGTACGGATATTGATGCAAAAGTCTACTGGGTCCCCTCAGCGCTTGGCACAAGTAAACAGAAAAAGTCTCGGAGCGCTTTTGTGAACATAAGGGCCGGGGGGCAAGATTTCAAACTTGTTGCGTTCGCTGATGAAGTTGAGAAGAGAATCTATGGGCAGGATATGACTGGGTTCCCGTCTAACATGCACCGCAAGCGCGTTGAGTTCACACGTAATCTCGAGGGTCAGATATGGCAGTATGGGGTTGAGAACACTGATGGGTCCAGGTTCTCCCTTTCTGATATTGAGATCGATTACATCCCCGGCAAACGTAGGTTGAAATGAACATCAGGGAGATAATCCTTACACCAGAAGCTGTTAAGTACAAGGAACTTGCCAAGCGGGAGTTGTTTGTCCTTGAGGCACAGAGAGTTACTGCGAATCAAGTAGCGAAACGTAAAGTCTTTCAGATCGAGGGTGTTTTTGCGCTCCTTTACACCTCAAGGATGACCAAGAAACTCATTATGTGGGGGGGACGAGGCCCTCAGATATTCCTCACAAACTACACAGATGCGTGGGCTTACGACTACTATTCGGATGCAGTCTCCAACGCGGTGTTCGCAGAGACCGTGGCCACAGCGCTTCCAGCTAAACCGCTGTATAATGGTCGTAATCAGGTTGGTGATTTGATCCAAAGTACCTACTCGCAGGGATGGACCTCCGAGAGTATAGGCAACCCCTATCTCTTCCTCGGTGGACTGAACAGTTATGAGATGGGAGTTTTTCATGATGGGAGTGAGGTCTATGGACGTATTGCTGGCACCATCGGCCATATTGCAACAGTGCCAGACACCTTCTTGTCGGAGTTTGCAAAACCCTACGGGAGTTTGTTTGGACTGCCCGGTTATAAAACTTCTGCTGCATGGAATTTATTCAGGGGATCGATCCTTTATACGCTAAATCCAGCCAACAAAAGCTTACAAGACTCTTGGTATTGGACGCCTTCTTTATTCAGCGTGCAGCCGGCAGACGCCTACGGGCTTAAGCCAGGTTGGTATTACGGTGAATATCCAAGCCCGGACTATGACGGCGAAAACGCCCTTGTTAGCCTAAAAGTGTCTCTGAAAGCTATTCTCGATACGCGCTATACGGGCGGGCTTTACAACTACGGCTGGGCAGAACTGGTTACAGAGGTGGACGGGGTAGAGAAAACCGATCTTAATTTCTACCTGCAAGCCGGGTTGCTCTCTGTGCCGTCAAACAGTTACGACACAAACATAAGCGTAGCAGGCACAACGGCTGATCAATACATAACAACCGGGTCGGACGTTCAAGGTTTTGACCGCACGTTTTCCATGCAGGCCGCAGTAACAGCGCTTGTTTCATGGTGGAACTTTCAAATGTATGGCGACGCTGGAGAGGATAGCGGGGTGTGTGTCGCTATTATTGATGGGCCGGTCGCAAGTTTTACACGGTTCAGCGGGTACCAATCAACGGTTTACGAAACAATAACCTACCATTCCCATGCAACAGATAGGCTTGGATCTCTTCTTGCGGTCTTTGAGAGTGATGACGGAGCGCTTATTTCGAGAGTGCGCGTGTTTGACCTGTTTGGAACGCGGGAGGTTAAAGATGGTGCCGATTATACCGCTGGCGGTTTCACAGAGCTTAGGGCTTCTACTGTTGTGGCTTCTGTTGAGGCGCTGACCGGTTGCGTTATTCCTCACAGGGTAGAAGGGTTTGAGCCTCTTGTTGTCGGCTACGACCTTGAGACCGCTGTACCAGCAGAGTCTCCTTCTGACTATACTGACTACCTACCGTCCCTCTCAACGCTTGCTTTCATAAAAACAGGGGTTGGGGCGCTTACGATGAAAAAGGTCGTGTGCTCGAACGGTGTCGACGCTGAGTACGGAATAACTACAGATGATTGTTTTGCCAGCACGGTTGTTATTGAAGATCCTGACGTTTCAAATGCTACTGAAAAGAAGATTGGTAGTTGGGATGAAGGTGGAGTAATTCGCGGCATGGTTCGTGGTGAGTTTACTGGTGCTCATCCAAACATGAGATTTGCTGGTGCCGGTTCAGGAGAATCGATAACGCTTCCTGATACTTTTTCAATCATTGAATCGGAAACTGGGACTTTAACATTTGAAGGATATGTTGGCGATCTTTCTATAGGTTCTTGTATTACTACTGACTCGAACGGAGATTATATTCCTGACCCAACTTGTGATGTGCCAAGCTGTGAAGGAACTTATAAAGCGACCGCGAGTTCTTCTTGTGGCCAAACAGCTTTGCTAGAGTTAGAGCTGTCTCCACCGGCCACTTTGTCTGTCTCTGGGCCAGACTACGCAGAACAAGGTGATGAATATATAGCAACTGGAGGGATTGGGCCTTACACTTTTGATCTTGACGGCACTGCGATGTCTGTAGTTGATGATACGGGAACAATAACTCAGGCTATACCCTACTGCTCCCAAGGGTCGTGGACTGCTAGGTCGTATCTACAAAACATATATTACTACTGTGTATCCGGTGATACTACCTCTTGTATTAAGCCAAACTCAGGGACTGCCTTCCTGTATGGCGGTGCCTCCCTCCCGACATTTCAAGAAGATGGTACAGACCATTGGGGGCCTGCTTCACAAATATACCAGACTAATGATAGATACTATATGCGTGGATGTTATGATCATTACGATGCTGACGGCGACATAACTAATTATTGTTATACAAATTCAAATTCTGGTGTTACACATTCGGGACAGGCCTATAGGTTTAGAGGGACTTCTCGTTTAGAACTCTCCCCGCCAAGAGGAGTTATCCAACTCTACTATTCAACCAACTATGGATGTGAAGGGGTAATAACTGCCACAGACTCGTGCGGAACAGTAGCCTCACTAATCGTAAATAAGGTGCCTACGTAATGGAAGAGAGAATCAATGGCGATGACATCCCTATAGTGAAGTCTATTATTACTTCTCAAGGGACAACATCTTTCCCGACAAAGGGGACTATGGTTAAAAATATTATCGGTGCGGCTCATCTAGCTATGCAGTCTGGCTTCAAGCTGGTTACTGATGAAAACCAAGAGCAGAGGCAGTTAATTTGCAAAACAGCTTGCAGTTTCTATGTGCATGAGTCTGCTCGCTGCTTAAAATGTGGTTGCTGGATAACGTACAAATCACGCCTGGAAGCTTGGCACTGTCCGATAGATAAATGGTAAAACAAAGGGTTGGAACCGTTTATGTAACTATGATACACTACCACTGATTCTACGAGGAGACAACTATGGCGACTGCAGAAGAAACTCTAGCGGCTAATGCAGCAATTACCGCGCAGATAAACGCAAAGACTGATGAGTACGAGGATCTGGCGGAGGCGAACCTCCAAGACCTTCTGTCTATCGCTAATGATACGCTGGGGAACCGCCTTGGGCGCACCTCTTCAAGTATTGATAAAGCGAGAGAGATTTCTCTAGGGGCTCTGGGGGATCTTCCCGAGGCTCGTCCTGAGGTGGTTGTCCCTCCGTTTGTCTTCAACCCTGAAGATTTTATGACGACGGACCTCCTGAAAAAATACTCTTATGACTCTACGTTCTTTGATTTCCTTGACCCGATCTTGCAGACTTATATCACGAGTGAGACCGCGTTCATTGACCAGACAGTGCAGGATGCCTTGTTCGCACAGACCCATGAACGGGACATCCAGATACAGAACGACCAGCTTGATATGGTGGCTCGCCAGCAGGCACATAGGGGGTTTAGTTACCCCACGTCGATGGCGACCGCTGCACAGAACGAAGTTATTAAGCAGTACGGCGACCGTAGGAGCGACCGCAACAGCGAGATTACAGGTGTTATTGCCGAACGTGCTCAGGAGAGTCGTTTACGTGCTATGTCTACCGGCGTTGAGATGGAGAGTATTAGGTCTCAGTTCCAGCTTGGATATGGCCAGCTCTACATGCGATCCGCTGAATATCTCGTTCGTAAGTACCAGGTGGACGTTGAGAGTGAAGTTGCAAGGGTCAATACTGAACTTGAGCAGATCAGAATAAAAGCCCATATTGACGAAACAATGGTTGGCTCTGATGCGAATTGGACCACCAGCAGGCTTCAGCACACCCAGCAGACCATAGACCAACTTCTGCAAGACGCCAAGAACGAACTTGAAACCCAGAAAACCCAGGCGACCATGCAGATGGCAGCGGTAACTAAAGTAATTGATTTCTATAAAGACATCCACGCTGGCTACACAGGTCAGATGAATGGCGTCAACCTCGTCACATAGGAGTTAGGATATGGCAGATTTAGCGAGATTTCCGAGAGTCAGAAACTTAAGCCTCCGTGACCCGTTACGTGACCCAGAGACACCGTTGGCTCAACAGCCTAAAGCGAGTACGGTGGGTTTACGAGCGTTAAAAGCGTTGCCGGGGCAGTTCCGGGAGACTTTCGGTATGAACCTATCAGCCGCAGAACGAGGTAGTGCGCTTACAAGCGCGCTAAACCCCGCGACCACTATCCCTAATATGATTAATCAGGCGGTGGCCTCAGCCCCTGAGTCTGTCCTTGAGGCGGCTTCTCTTGGCCAGTCTGACCTTGGTATGGGCGAGGCTTCTTTGAATGAGGCTGGGCGGGTCCAACGACTCACTAACCCTGATGGTGGAGGCACAATCCCAAATATGCTCCCTAACTTTGTTCAAGCTGTTGGTGACAACGCCGGAATTAGAGAACGTGCTGCTGGGGGGACTTTAGCTTCTCCTGCCGCCTCTCCCACAGACACTCCGCTAGAACTGTTACCCTCGCATACCCAGGGGGCTACAGATAATGTTTTGGCAAGAAGCGCTGTCGGAACAGGTCCGAGGGTTATTCGAGTCCCAGGGGAGAACCCACTAATCACAAATCGGGATGGTAGCTTTGCCAGTCTTTCAAGGGGTAACGCCGCTGAGGGGGGCCAAGCAGCCGCAGATACATTAAGGTCCGGTATTGCGAAAGGAAACTTCCAGAGTATCTCAAACGCTGATGATATAAGTGGAGGGGGTCTACGCTCGCGTGTTGCTGGTGATGGAACCAGTGAGACCTCGGCTTCCCCGACGATTGCAGACCTGCTCTCAAGCACCTCAGATATTAACCTCGGAGGCCTGCAAGCCGCAGGCGCTCTCTCTACTGACTTATTTAACCGGCGAGAGAAGGGTATCCGAAATCGTCAGAAGGATAGGGAGCTCGGTGTCCAGGAGTCTACGGCTCGCACTGCTGGGGTAACTGCAGACGCAAGCATGGCAAAAGCCCTGAAAGGGGATGAGCCTAATTTAACGGATAAGTTGAGAGCTTTGGGAGACGTTAAGATCGTCTCTAACCCGGTGTCCGGCACTGCTGATCTGCAGGTGGGCAACTCTTTAATTCCAGAGGCTCTCAGACCCCAGTGGGAGAACTTCTCCGCAAATATCAGACTAACTCCAGAGTTCATAGCAGAGCATGGCAGTAAGTCTCCTGCTGAGCAAGACCGCATAGCCGCAAGACAGGCTGCGGAGTTTATGGAGGAGCAAGGTACTATAAGTAGTGGGGCTCCGCGTTCTGGGATCGACGCGCTACAGACAGCTCTGGGGGGATAATAATGGCATTAACGCCCAGTCAGAAACAGTTTCTGCAAAGTCGAGCACACCAACCTGAGAGTGAAGACCCTAACGAGGTGTCCACGGCTCCAGCAGGGGCGGGGGTGCGCTCCCGCGTAGCTTCTGCGTTAACACCCTCCCAACAAGAGTTTCTCCAAAGTCGTGCGCCCCAGCCTGAGCCCGCCCCAGCGGTGGACCCAACGACTGGTGAGGTGCTTGGTATCGGTCTACGCTCTCTCGCTCAAGTACCTGGGGGTGTCGCTGCAAACGTTATCTCTGCAGTTCAAGGAGTCAGTGGTATTGAGGCTCCAGGTCAAGGGGACTTCTTTGAAGAATTCGCTCGGGGACAGCGTGAGAGCCAACAGAACCTTCAGGAAGAAACTGCCACAAGGTTTCCAGGGTCAGAATCAGCAGGGCTCGCCTCCCGCGTAGGTCAACAAGTGTCCTTCTCAATCCCCTCGACTCTCGGGGGTGTTGCTGCTGGTGTAGCCACTGCCCCTGTTGCTGCCTTGCCTATACCAGGGGCTCGCGTTGCCCCGTTTGCTGCCGGTGGTGCTGCTGCTGGTGCAGTTGCCTTCCGCACAGCCCAGTCTGACATCATGTCTACTTTCATTGAAACTCTTGATGAGGAAAAACGCACTGCAGAAGGTAGAGGTCTGACACCTGAAGAGGTCGAAGCTGCCAAACTTAAATTTGATACCCGGGCTACTGAGTTCGGTCTCTGGGAGGCGTTGCCTGAAGCTGCCGGTGGTGCCCTGGCGGGTCGTCTGATCTTTGGGCCTTTATCTAAAGTTGCCGGTGGTACTGTCGCTCGATCGATCTTCAAGAAACTCGGGGCGGCTGCTGGTGTAGCCGGTGAAGAACTCGCGACTGAGACCATTACGCAGATTGGCCAAGAGCAGACTTTGGCTGGTACACGCCTCGGTGTTCCTGAGGACGAAGCCCCATCGTTTACCAGCGCTGATGATATTGTAGAAGCCTTTAAACAAATTGCTCCGGATACTTTGTTGTTGACAGCTATCATGGGTGGTGGTCTCAAAGGCGGTCAACTTATTGCTCAGCGTCGTGCCCAAGGCAAACTCGCCAAAGACCTCGGTGTTGACCGCGCGGACTTGAAAGCCAGAGCCCAACAGTTAGCACTCGCAAAAGTACAAAATCCCGATCTGGAAATGACTGTCGAGCAACAGAATCAGTTCTTGGCTGGGGCTGTGACCCTCAATGACGCTGGTGAGTTTACCCCAGTTGTACCAACAGAAGCCCCCCAAGATGATGCAGAAAGTGCACCAACTGAAACTCCGACCGAACAGCGGCCGCCTGCGGCTGAGAGTACCACACCAGAAACTCCCTTAACGGAAGAGACTCCGACACCGCAGGCGGCCACTTTAGCCGAGCTAAGCCGTGAAGAACTTATTGCTGAATTTAATGTTGCACAAGAAGAAGCCAAGACCGGCGAGCCCGAAGCTGTTGCTCGCTTTGAAGCTGTCAGGGCTGAGGTCAAACTGCAGTCCGATGCTGAGAGAGCGGCGCAGTTAGAAACGCCGGTAGGGGAAGAGGTACAAGACCTCAACGCTCGGATAGTAGAAGATGCGAAGGTCATTGAAACACCTAACGCATTTATAAAGGCACAAGTAGACGGGGTTGAGGTTCAGATATCAAAAGAGCAAGCTGCCCAGATGCAAGCTGAGGCGAATAAGAAAGCCAAGAAACTCATGGCCGCCGACACAACACTCACGAAAGCAACTGCTATCGCCCAAGTGAGGGACGAAATCTTCTTACGCGCCAAAGACGTCCAGACCCTCAACGAGGGTATCTCTCGAGAGATAGGAGGTCCGGTTGCCCCAGAAGCCTATACAGTAGCGCAGTCTCCGAAAGGGGCCGAAGGTGACTTCATCCAGCAGATCGGGCAGGCTACAGGGACCCGTATAGTTTTTGTCAATCTGGCGAAGGACGCTCCTGTACAGTTCCGAGGGGCTACCAGGTTCCCTGGCGACCCAGGTATTATTTATGTCAACGCCGCCTCGAAAAAGCCTCACTTAGCTGTTACTGGCCACGAGTTTTTGCATCAGATCAGAGCGAGCGACCCGAACTTCTACGCCGAAGTTCTGCCAGCGTTCTTAAAGGTTATCCCACAGAATCTGATCACACAACGGATGGAGGCTCTTAATGCCCATCGGAAGTCCCAAGGCCGCAAGGAGCTCTCAAAGGCAGACATCCAGGAAGAAGTCGTTGCAGACTATTTCGGCGAGCAGTTCCAAACCAAGGAGTTCTGGGCCAAGGTTGAGAAAAATAACCCGACTACGTTTGGTCGTATTGCAGAAGCCTTCATTCGCTTCATGGAGACTATTAAAGGCCAGTTCACAGGCGCTCAGTCTGCCGATCTTGAGAAAGCCCAGAACGCTGCTGCTGAGGCTCTGGCACGGTACGTTCGAAAGAACCCAGATGTTGAGGTCTCTTCGACTGCGAAGTATATGGCCGCTGCGTGGCACGGCTCCCCCCACCAGTTTAATAAGTTCTTAACCGCGTCGATCGGCACAGGCGAGGGCGCTCAGGTTTATGGCTGGGGTCTTTACTTTGCTTCGAGCAAAGGCGTGGCAGAGTGGTACAGGGACGTGCTGGCCAAAGACTTCAGAGGCGTAGAAACGCCTTTTGGTGATTTTAATAGCGGGAGCACCCCAGCCAGAACTAGCTTTTCAGAGATGCTGTTCGTGCGCGGGTGGACCCCAGAGCAGTTGGCTGGGGGGGCTTTGCTAGGTACCAAGGGGGATGTAAATACAGCAATAGATTTTTTAGAGAAAACGATTGAGTTTGCTAAACTAACTGGGCAGGCTAACCAGCTTCCAGACATAAAGAACGCCCTTATACTCGTATTAGAAACGAGCCAGTCTGAAATCACATATAATGACGCCCCAGGCTCCCTCTTCCAAGTCGAACTCGCCCCGACCGAGGATGAGTATCTGTTATGGGATAAGCCGTTGTCTGAGCAGAGTGAGTTGGTGCAGAAGTCCTTAGAGGGTATAAGGACAACCATTGACGAACGGTTTATTGAAGATGCTGAAGATGGCCTTAACGCCGACATGAGCGATTGGACGGGGGGAGAACTGGTACGGGTTATGGGGGTATGGGCTGGAGAAGGCGCTTTAGTGTCCAACGAAGCCTCTAAGAGTGCAGACCAAGACGTTTCTGAGTTCCTCCTCTCCCTCGGCATCCGGGGTAATAAGTATCTGGACGGGCAGAGCCGGTCTCTTGGTGAAGGTGATTTTAATTATGTCCTGTTTGATGAAGCCGATGTTTCTGTCACTGCGAAGTTTGATGAGCAAACAGACCGCAAGTTCGCCATAGCCCGCGAAATATCCAAAGCTAATAAGGAGGCGCAAGATGCCCAAAACCCCCAAGGTCCAATCGAAATTGCCGAAGTCCCTGCCTCGCCAAGATCTGCGGAAGCTGATACGCCAAGCACTCAAGAGTTACCCTTCCAGACCCATCCCGCCTTCGATAACGGAGAAGTGGGAGACCGCGCCCGGTGGCTTGGTTCTCTAGCCAACAGCGCACTGGAAGCAGGGTTTACGATCGAGGAAGTCAAGGCTGACATCGCCGCTGAGGTTAACGCACAGGCCCGAGCCAACGACCGCATCGTTCCTGAGATGCAACGGGTGCTACAGATCACACCGTTCGACCAGCTTGTCGCTGAGTACCCTGGGTGGGTGAGTGCGAACGAGGGCACGATCGGTGGGGCTGAGATTAAGTTTGATGAGGTGGATGGTGCAGCTTTCTTTGAACCTAAAGCATTAGCTGAGGCTGAGGAGTCGGCCAGCGGGGCGAAATCCCGCACCACGATCATAACAATATCTCCGGAAAGGTTCCTCCAGCTTGCAGCCCCTGGCAAGGCTATTGAGAAAACAGAAGGCGTTGAGGCTGTCTTGGATCGCGGTGACAAGTTTAGTGGGCTGCCCTTCCTTTCTTTTGAACACGATGGCAAAGGGACGGCCAAGATAGCAGGCCATGAAGGTCGCCACCGTATGAGAGCCCTCCAAGCCCGTGGGGTTAAACAGGTTCCTATTGAGTTTATCTCTAAAGAGAGTGGTGAAGGTGCAGGAATCCGCTGGGGTAGCCAAGACAATAAATTCGATAAGGTTAAAGTGTTCCCTACCAAGATTGAGTCGGAGGAGAGTTCTGCGACTTTCGCTTTCCCTATCAGTTCCATTTTTCCACAGGAGGTAGTGCCTGAGGTAGATCGAGACGCGGTGCTTACTGCCTTAGAAGCTGATGTATCTACTGATGAGCTTATTAATATACTTAAAGGGGCCGGTATTAAGTTTGATGAAGGAGGGCTAGAAAATGCAATCGCACAAAGCTTGCCTCAAGAAAAGCTCGACATTATGTTCGCTATCTCTAATGCGTCTGGACGGGGACTTTTCGGAGGGGCGCGTCCAAGAGTTTCTGGAAATACTAAACTCCGAGATAAATTATCAAAAGTCGCTGGGATGTTCGGACACGACGTTATCCTCATGGCTGATGACCCTGCTTTCCGAGTGCAGGGATTTATTCACCCGAAAGACCCAGCCAGCATCTATATTGTGGACTCCGGAACTGGGGATCAAAATCACCTTGAAGTCTTAGGGCACGAACTGTTGCACCAAGTTCGCCAAGCCGATGAGGCGTTATATAAAGAACTGGTCACTGGTCTCCAAGAGGCTGGCATTAATGACCAAGCTATCGCAGAGTATTTCAGGGCCGCCCATAAACTGACCCAGGACACTACTGGCACACTGGATGTGCCTCCAGCTATTGCTGAAGAGTGGGTTGCTGATGTGGTCGGTCGGAACATGACCTCTGAAGCCTTCTGGGCAGACCTTCAGGCGGCGCGCCCCGATATAGCAGTAAAACTAGCCCGAGTAATTAACGATCTATTGGCCCAGGTCAAAGGGCTTCTCGCCAGTGCCAAGCTCACCGAGACAACCTTGAAGGATGTACGCAAAGCAGAGCAGGTTACTGCTGACGTACTAGCTAAATATGCCCCTCAGCCCATCCGCTTTGACGAACCAACCAAAGCTTTTGAGGCTATGTCGGCCGCGACGGTCAGCAACCTCGCCAAGCTCAAGCAGGTACACAACACCGCTGCTCTCAAGCCCGCAGCCCGAGAAGCCTTGTTTAAAGTCACGCCATTACAGATCATGTCTGACGTTTATAGTAATGTGCTCCCAAGGCTTAAAGATTTTGTCAAGCTGATAGGCAAGAGAGACGCCCGTGTCAACTCCTTTGTTGATGAAGGCGCAGTGGCTATGGAAGAGATTAATGGTTTGCTTGCCAAGCACTTCGGCCGCAAGCAGTTCGGTCTGGGTAAAGGGTACAAGCGGGGGGTTGAGAAATTCCAGTCTGCGGTTCTCAATGCGACCTGGCATAAGATGCACCCTGAGCTCGGGGTTATGGAGCAAGACTGGATCACAGAGTGGGAGCAGGAGCAGGTGGACATCCGTGTCGAAGCCCTCACCGGTTCTGGTATGCCCAAGGAAGCCGCCACCTCCCAAGCAGAAAAAGAAGTTGAGAGAATCCCAGCGGCTAATAAGCTCAAGGCTGCTCAGGGGGGCTGGGAAGCTGACGGTATGCAGGAGGCGACAGGCCGAACGTTCCGTGAGGCGCACAACCTGGTCGATAAGTCGTGGAGGGCCCTCCAGCACGAGGACCTTCAGTTCGCAGTTCTCAAGGCCGCTGACAAGATGCAGGAGATACGTCAGGTCGAGTTTGACAGCACCAAACGGCTGATTGAGGAATACACTGACAAAGGGTCAAGGCAGCGTGAGCAGTTCGCCAGCAGCCTAAGTGCGCAGTTCAACAGCATTAAGGGTATGTACTGGCCCCTCAACCGCGATGGTAAGTACGAACTCTCTTATCAGGACACACAGGGGGTTCTCCACAAAGAAAAAGCCGAAAGCCCCTTTGAGCAAGAAGCCAAGATCGCAGCGTTGGTTCGTGCTGGCATCCCCCGTGACAGTATTGTCAAGTCTATCTCAGAAGAGTTTGAGGGGTCGATTGACGCGGCGCCGACTGAGTTATTTACCCAGCTTCTGGATGCGGCTGTTGCCACGGAACTAAAAGCCCTGCCCCCCGATGCCGATGAGGCTTCCCGCGCGGCCGCCAGAGAGCGTGCGACTGATGCTGTCAATGGGATGACTGAGGTGTGGTTGCGGTGGCAGCCTGAGACCTCTGCCCTTAAAAACTCATTACAACGTCAGAATATTGCCGGGGCCTCACGGGACGCTGAGCGTGGATTTTTGAAGTACATGCAGAACCATGGTAAGCGTATCTCTGAGCTGGATGAGGGGCGTCAAATCTCTGCCCTTTTGACTGACATGCGCAACACGATCTCTACGAAACGCAAGGAGGGTAATGATGTAGACCTCGAGGGGCAGATTCTTAATGACCTCAAAGCCCGCATTGCTGCTGACAGAACCAACACGACCGGGCAAGTGGCAAAACTGCTGGGCCGGACCAGCACTCTGTATATGATGACCTCGCCCTCGATCGCACTGGTGCAGATGTCCCAGCTCGGGATTCTCACGTTCCCGGCGCTTGCGGTTAAGTACGGCCCTGCTGCTGCGACCAAGCACCTCACAAATGGAATCAGTATGGCGTTTAGCTCCAAGTACAGCCGACAGGCTATCTTTGCAGACCCACAGGTTAATAAGGCTTACGAGACCATCCACCGCACAGTCACCGCTGAGGACCAGCGTGAGGGCTTGGCTTTAGGTAAGAAGATCGGTGAGTCGTTCTTTGACAAGGATACTGTCGAGGGTGCTACTGAGATTAAAAAAGCCCTGAAAGATTTGACAAAAGACCAAGCCCGCACGTTAGCACTCCGTGAAGGGCTATCTCGCAATATTATGGACATCAGCCTCTCGCATGAGGTCGGAGAGATTGTCTCTGGCCAAGACCCCACCAAGCCTACCAACCAAGCTTTTAAGGGGGCTATGTGGTTCATGCGCATGTCTGAGACCGCTTCGCGTAAAGCGACTATCATGGCAACCTTTGATGCTGCCGGTGGTAAAGACAACTTCTTCGAGGCTATGGACGCTGCGGAGGACATTACCAAGAGCACTCTGTTTGACTACTCGACCAGCGCTAAAGGTGTCGCCCTTAGAGGGGATACCGCCAAAGTTATTATGACGTTCCAAACGTTTCGTATCATGGCCGCTTTCCGGATTGGGCTGATGGTTAAAAACTCTGTCGCTAATGAGTCCAAGGAAGTGCAGAACAACGCCCGCAAAGAACTCGTCGGGGTTATGGGGATGTCGGCTCTGCTTGCCGGTACAATGGGTATGCCGTTTGTGAATGTCCTGATGGGCGCGCTGTCCATGGCCATGGGGGATGACGATGAGCCTTACGATGCTGAGACTGATTTCCGAGCATGGTTGGAAGAGAACTTCGGTGAGGCCGGTGGGCGTGTCCTGGCCGGTGGTGTTGGTACTCTGATCGGTATGACCGCAGGGCAGCGTATTGGCTTAGGGGACGTGTACGGCTCGTCTTATGGTCCATGGCCGACCACGCACGGTCGTGACTATGCGGCTTACCTGGCCACACAGCTTATTGGTCCTGCGTACTCTGTTGCTGAGGGCTGGGCGGTCGGGTATGATGAGATGGTCAACAAGGGCAACATTGTGAAGGGGCTTGAGGCATCAACGCCTAAGCCGGTGCGGGACATGATCCGCGCTTACGGTATTTTCTCAGACGGGGTCAAGCTGCCTGACCAGCGCCGTATTCTGAAAGCAGAAGATGTGAGTTTGGATGAGGTGTTGCTGATGGGTATCGGCTTCCAACCAACCGAGATTTTTGAGATGAAACGTAAAGAGCGTAACATTGCTATGATGTCAGCGATTGTTTCAGAGCGTCGGGGCTTGTTGATTCGGCGTGTTATAAGGGAAGGCAGGGATGGTGGCGACCCACACGGAGCGCTGGAGGAGCTCAAACAGTTTGCACGAAAGAACCCCAGCGCCTCTCAAGGACTCGGCTCAGCCATTGCTTCGGCTATGCGCAACGCTGCTAAGGATGACGCCGGGGTCAGGACCAAACGTGAAGAACTTAATCGTCAGGCATTTGGGCAGTAAAGTTCTCAAGGATCTTACACACCAGGGCTTCAATCCCAGCCGCGCGGTGGTGGAAAACAGTTCCATGTTTCAGCTCCCTGATTTGTGGCCTATAATATTCCCAGCTGTAGAGTGTCTCCCCCTTGCCCTCAGGGGCGATACCCTCGTTGTGACCATAGATATGGCCAATCATCGACCCATTTATTTTTAACTCGATTGTGAACATAGGTGCCTCCTTAACGTTAAATAAACGTTGCTTATAACCCCCTTAAAGGGAACTATAATTACCATTACACACGGTTTTAACCCTTAAAAGGGCCTTACATGCCATAGCCCTCAACCCCCCGGATGTCTACGATCTGGCCATCACGTACATCGACCTCAGTCCAACCAAGTTTTGTGGGCTCCATCAGAGCGATCTCTGCGTAGCCAAACACTTTAGATCCCGGTGGGGAATAGAGTTTCAAAAACCCTCCGGTGTTGGCGTACCATCTACGCTCGGGTGGGATGTATGAGGCATTCTGGGAAAGGGTAGGTCTGGTGTGCGCCTTGATACCACTGGCTGAGGTGGTCAAAAGAAGCTCATCATGGATGGTTGGCTTGACGGTTACGAGTTGATGGGTGTGCCCCATACAAAACAAAGCACAGTCTGAGAACCCTGTCGCGTCGAGTTTGCGCTTTAGATGCGCCTTGCGATTGGCCTGGCGCTGGATGGGGTCCTTTGCGCCTTTTGGCAATCTCCCAGACCCGTGAGAGCAAAAGACTTTGAACATAAGTTTACCATCAGGGTCAAGACACTGAAGGATGTAGTTATACCCTCCGAATGGCACCCCGAGGTCATCTGCGATAGTCTGCCCGAACGACTCAATATTCCACAGCTTCGCTTCGTGGTTGCCCTCCCCGATAGCAAGGACGTAATCCTTGATCGGGCTCAGAAGTTCTACGACTGCGTTGGCTTGCGCCTTCGGAGTCATAAGCCCGGATTGGAAATCAACCGAAGCGTGTTTGTAGCGCTTATCATCCGGAGCAATACTATCCAGATTATCCCCCAGGTTCGTAAGGTACGCCTTGATTTTCTTGCGTTTACGATCCTTGACAGAGGCGACCATTTCCTGCAACAGTTCTTTGTGGCAGTTGACATTACCGAAGTGGTAGTCCGATGTAAGCAGGAGTGTAAAATCCCTCGGCAATTTGTGTCTGACGATCTCCATAATGTTTCTCCTTTTTTAGTACACCCGGTTTAACATCTCTTTTAAATAATTCGCATCCATACATTTTGGGCAGAGCCAAGTGGAGACTGATATGCCTTCCGTAATCCTTGGCCTCCCACAAGACCAGCACCGCCCCTCGGCCATACGTTTTCGTTTCTGCCTCAGCACTGACCTGGCGTTACTCTGCAAACACTTCTCGCACTTGGTTCGGTTAATAGCAACCGGTTCGGTACAGTCCGTACAGAGTCCGAGTGAGTGCCTGCGTCGTTTTTCTTTAAGACAGGTCATCTTCGTAAAGCACCTTAAGACCAAGAAAATCGGCCAGGGCTAGCTCCACCCTCGCACCTTTTGACGACTCCCAACCGGTCAGCATGTAGATAGCGTCGCCGTTCTCAGGAGACAGTTCGAGCAAGAAGTTCAGGTCTCTGCGGATAAACCGCTTAAAGTCCTCGATCGTTGGCACGAAGTCTTCTGGGGGGTAATCGATCCAATTCTCAAACAACCTGTCGATGTCAGCAGGGCTTGTAGGATGGTACCCAAGGCCTACGCACGTTGAAAATGCTCCATCAAAAGCGGGGAAATTAAAAAGATCATAACCTCTCATCGGACCTGCGATATATGCTTTTCTCATAATCATTTCCTCCATCCATAAACAACCTGTTGGGCGTACCACTTCGCGCCTTCCCAATTATCACCACTTAGCCAACAGCGAATTGCAATTTGCCAGAAATGTAGGAGTCTCATATTACTCCACCTCCTCGTAAAGTTTTTTAGCGCGGGGGGAAGCATCGCTTTTATTAATCTCCTGAACCCAGGCTTTAAGGCCTTTGGTGTAGGTGGACTCAGGCCCAACAACACAAGGCTCCCCCATCGTACTCAAAGGTTTAATAAGGTCATCAGGGTCTGGGGCTGTACCCTCTATAATTGGTCCGGTGCAGTTTCCAGCGGGGATTGGTTCATAGTTTCTAAACTGTAGGGCTTGAGCAATCTCCTCGGGGGTTTTGGACTCCTTAGCCACCAACACTTCGTGCATGTAACCCATCACATTAAACATCAACGCGCAGAGGGCGGTCTCGATCGTGTCAGGGTCTTTAACACCGCGATGAAGTTTCCACAAGGACATGAAATGGCGCCAGAGGGACTTCATAAATACATTGAGGCCCATACCCTTTTGCCAGTTATCTGAGTCCCGGATCACACCGTCAGCCTGGACCCGGTTCTCATTCATGTACTGAGCGTACCGCTCAAGCACTCTAGGGGATAAAAATCCCTCGTAGTCATACTTACCTTCCTCGGAGGAGCGCGTGGCTCCAGAATCAAAGGATCTCATTTTCTCGGTCATTTTAATTACCTCCTCTAGTACGCTTAATGCACACTATGTGTTACTGGTTCAACCGTCTGTAAATAAGTGACCTCGCGTATCTCAGCCTCGGTCCGACGACCCAGCAGGAACGCATACTGGATCATCTCGGTAACCTCCCGCTCTACCGCCTTAGCCTCTTGGAGACTTAGGGATTGGTACTTTATGTAGCGCTCATCCATCACTACCTCCGTGTTCCTCGTCATAAGCATCTAGGCACGCCTCACAAACATCACCTTCGCAACACTCTAGCCAGTTGCCACAATCTGCGCACGTACATAACTCACACCCTTCATCGTTGCACTCGCAGGCAGTTGGTTTGAAGTACATCGGTCTTCTACCCATCGTTACCTCCCAGCAAGCCAGTTAAGGTATCAATATATCTCTCGTCCATGCTTGGCCTCCTCCCATTTTAAGGGGCGCTTCGGGCCACCTTTACTCAAGGCTTTCTGCCCTTGCAAACACTGGCCACAGTGATCTTCCGGGTCGCAGATGTACTGGTTCGTGAATTTACAGAAGTCGCATGCTCTAGCCATTAGTCTCACCCTCCATCCGTTGTAGCTCCTCCATGGCAGAGGAGTCTTGTAAAAGTTGTAGCCCAACAGCGCCGAGCGCCGGAGCTTTTAGGTCGATCACCCAACAGGAGACCTGAGCGCCGCCGAGGGTCGTGTTCCCCCCCAGAACTTTACGCTGGTTGGCGTTGCGCAAGACCCGCTGATCTTTTAGTTCATTGGCAATCTTGGTATATTCTCCGAACCGTTTACCCAACCAGTTTTTCAACACTGAGCGTGAGATATACAGCTTATTGTTATCAACCTCATGGCGGATAACAAGCGGGCCTCGGGGGAGTTCGACCGGCACGTTCTGGGTACGCGGGCTGCAGTCACCACGAATCATAAGTCTGTTGCTGGCGTGTTCATCAAGGAACTGCCCCAAAACACCCACGGCTGTGTCGGCAAGCTCGTCTTTCTGGTCGCGCATGTTTTTAATCATGGTGGCAACCCATGGGATCATTCGGGCAACGTCGAAGTCAATAACACCCAGACTTTTTGCAACCGCACCCCCGTAGATAGCTGCGGCGGCCGTGGCCGACCAGTACCTCTCCTCACCTCTGATATTGGCAAGAGTGTTTATCTTCTGCTGCACGGCTTTGATGCCCGGCCCCAGCTTCTGCACGTTCTGAACCAACCACCTGACATACGTTTCCCCAGCGTGTCCGAAGTTCTGATGAATCGTCCAGAACAGGGCATCTGTAACCTCGCCCTTAAACTCCGGATGATCCACGACCGGGTACTCAATGATACGGTTAATCTCCGCGCTGGCATCCTGTTTCATGCTGTTCAACCGGTCAACCAAAGAGGAGTTGGTGCTCACTACAGCGAGGGTGTTCCACCGGTTCAAGTTCTCTTTCTCCGTGGCGTTCTTGGTTAGCCGGCCTTTGTCGCGGCCCTGCGTTATCCGGTACGCCAGGTCAGAGAGCTCGTCCCCTTTTATGTTTGAGACCTCATCAATGACCATGGGCATGGTGCCATAAACCCCGAGTCTGGAGATCAGCATATTCTGAGTGTCTTTGTAGGCGAGCATGAGTTCTTTGTGGTTTCCGTAAATAGACAGGAGCATCTTGGAGGTGAGCGTCTTGCCTGTGCCGCTTCCTCCCGTCATAGAGACCATCGCGCCTTCAAAACCTGTGAACTTCATCAGGGGCGCACCGAAGCCGCACATCAAAGCAAACGCGAGAGGCTCCATCCCCGGCTTATTAAACACCCGAGTGGCCTCCGTCCATTTCTCTACGCTGCCCTCGGATCTAAACCCTCTGGCTGCGGAAGGAACGTTGTTGGCTAAAGTCGCGGTCTCCATCGTGCCATCATGGTAGAAAATCTTTTTGCCAAGCACAAACATAGCGTCGCCCTTGCGGGTCTCTCCCCACCCCATCTGGCAGAGGAGTTGCGACATGCGCTGGGCGCGTTGTAATTTCTGGGCATAGCCCTCAACATAAGCCTGCATGAGTTTTTTCTCCTTACTCCCTACGACCTTTACATGGTTGTCTGAAAACGTCGTCAAGAAACTCTTCTGGTCGTTCACAAAGCTGGAGCGTATTGAAAACTCCATATCCCCTTCATGGGGTAAGTGGTGCCTGATTGTAATAACCTCGTAACCGAGGGATGTGTCAAAGGCCAGGCGGGTCGGGTACAGGTCCTGATCGTAGAACGTTGTCCAGCGACCGTCCTCCTCGTAGCCCAGCCCCTCTTCTGTGCGCCTGAAACCAGTCGGAGGCTCAACCTCCCCCAAGGCAACATCAATGACCTTAGAGGCTGGCTCAGGGCGTCCTAAAACAATTGGCGAAGTTATTTTATCTTTGTGCTTACACCCCAGACACCCTTGGGCGTTGACCAGACCAAGCTGGTGACAGGTCGTGGGGCCGGTGGTGTTCTCCAGAAGCTGATCAACTTTATCTTGCGTGGCCTGTGGCGTGTAGTCTGGATGCCCTGACGACCACTCCTGCGTGACCTCATCGCACTCTGTGGTGTAGGCAAGCACTCCGAGGCAGGCATACCAGATCGGCTCAGAAATGTTCCCTTTTTGAGTACGAACGTTCCCGATTTGAGAACACTTGTCTGCGATAATATGAGCACTGGAGCTTGGGCCATCATCAATGCCAGCATAAAACTCAGCATTAATGTCCTGGTTCTTCCTCGGCTTGTTGAGTGGCTTGAGGTTGAGCTCTTTGGCCTTAGCAGCTTTGCGCAGTGCGGTGCAGAAGTCGTTGAACTTAATAGCCGGTGCATCCTTGACCAGCTTGACAGCCTTGGGGTTGTTCGGATCTTTGCGGTGCGTGGAGCCTGGGGGTCTGAGGACTGAGGATATGTCCGAGGTGCGGGACGGGTCAGCGTTGAACTCATAGGCAGCAAGAGTGGATTTTAAGATCCGTGCGATTGTCTGCCACTGCTCAGCCGGTACCTCTTCCTCCAGGAACCAATAGGCATAGAGGCCGTTGCCGCTGACCATGACTGCGGGCATAGAGAGCCCGGTCTCCTCGACCATCTTCTTCAACGCTGTGACAGCCTCTTTCTGGCTGGGGTAGTCCTTCCCCTCCCCGCAGTCTATGTCAAGAAAAAACGAGCGTAATGACTGAGCGTTGACCTGCTTACGGTTCTCATCTGTCTTAAACGTCGCCTGTGCGAGATAGACCGTATGCCCTTGCGCGTCCAGGGACTCAATCTGCTTAATCGCCTCATCGCGGTCCTCATAGAAATAATGACGGAACCCTTTTGAGAGCGCTTGTGCTACGCAGACCATGCCTTGAGTGGGCAGGAGTTTTTCGAAGAAAGGCATTCAGGCTCCTTACTATGCTTTGAGAACAGTAGCTGAGTTACCAGCTATAACGATGGTGTAGCCGAGTTCGTCGGCCAAGGTGTCGGTGGCGAGTTGTGCATCTGTGGCCCTGAAGGCCACCGTTTGAAGTTGGTCTTCAATGAGCCGGACCCGCTCATCAAGGATCGGTTCTAGGTCATCTTCAATCATCAGGCCGAGGTGGGGGTAGATCTTTTTAGCAAGGTATTTAAACATGAAATCCTCCTGAGTCGTACAGTTTAAAGATGTGGACGTAAGTTGTCAACCTTATAGGGTTTTTTGTATATATGGATTCTTACTGACCTAAGATGATGCGCCTTAAAATCCCAACTCTCTCAGACGCCGGAAGCTTCCCGACCAGAGGAAGCCGACCGTCGCTTATAGCTCCTGCCAGGCGTTTAGCCACACTGTTTGCTGTTGAGAGTCGGAACCCGTCGTTGATAGACCCACCGGCTTTCCAGTGGTGGAGCGTTTGTCGTGTGACCTTACCCTTTAAGAGTGTGGCGAAGTCGCTGATTGTGACCTCGCCTGCGGCCAGGGTGTCGAATATATATTTTGCAGTTGGGTTCATAATTACCTCCTTGTAAGAAAGGGGGGCGTAACGCCCCCCGATCGCTTACAGCCCTAGTTCGGCCGCGATGTCGTCGTCGGTCAACGAATCCGCAGAGGCAACTTCCGCCTCAGGCTCAGGCTCAACCTTTTCAGGATCGGCCGCCGCAGTCTCCTGCTTGGCAGGTTCCTGCTTAGCATCGTCCAGGCCCAGGCCAAGGTCATCTTCGACCTTCTCAGGTTCTACGACCTTCTCAACCTGCTTCTCGACCTGCTTCTTGGCCTTCTCGACTGGCTTGGCATCGGAACTGGCTTTCATCTGGTTCTCGATAATCTCAGTGGCCTCGGTATCCTGAGCCATCTCAGCGAGCTTAGCAACAGCTTTCTCAGGCAGTGGGCCGCCGTACTGGAAAGTCAGCACGGGGAAGGTAGCTTCTTGGTCAAAGCCGACCAGGGTGAAGACCATACCGACCGGGATACCAGCGGCAGACAACTTTTTAACATACTGGCCCCAGTTGCGCAGAGCCGCAGGCGTAATCTTGAGCTGGTGCACGCCACGGTTGGGGATGAACAGAGCCAGAATCTTGTTGTCCGAGCAAGCCTTGCCATCGCCTTTTCGGGCTGAACCATAAGCGTTATGCTGACAGTTGGCACAGATGTCGCACTGAGGAGCCTTGATTGAGCCATCCGGCTTTTCTCCATCGTTGCTGAAACAGTCCGGGGCAGCCGTGGAGCCTTCCGAGTACTCATCGACAAAGAAGACTTTTTGCAAAGCCTTGCGAGCCCGGAGCACGACCGTTTTCAGGTACATGTTCTCGTCAGGGCCTTCGGTCATCTCCTTGTTCTTGATAACCACCTCTTCACCGGAGCCATCGACCAGCACAAAAGTCTTGCCAGCCATCTTAATGCGTGAGGGAAACCCGGTTGAGATGTTTGCTGCGGCGTCCTCGTTTGCTTGACGCGCCAGTTCGGGGTTAACAATATGCGCAGGCAACTGCGCGGCATCTGGGATCATAATTTCATGTGACGACATATTAATGCCTCCTTGGTTAGTGTTTAAGAGCGAGCGATGCCAGCGTTAGCCCACATCACAGATTGTTCGAGGTTAGTAAGGGCGAGAGCTCTCTCACGGCAGTCGGGAGCAAGCTCATCGATCATCAGAGCCAGTTCTTTTGCCTTTTCCCGTAGGGCAGTGTAAATCTCAGGCTGCCCCGGCTTGGGTGAATGGTACTTGAAATTGTTGTCGATGGTTGGGTTCATCGCAGTCTCCTTGGTTAGTTGTAAAGAGTGATTGTGCCTTTAAGGGGTTCGAAGTGCCGTTCCTCCCAAACTTCCGCATGGTCGTACCCAAAAAACTGGTAGCCTATGCGGTACATACCCTTAGCATCATGAACTACCGTCCCCATTCCTGGGCCAGAGAACAACACCACGAAACCAAGTGTAAGGTGAATTTTTAGGCAGGGGTACTCGTTCTTTTCTTTTTTTGTCTCAGGGCCTTTCAGATCTGATTTCATCACGACCTCCTCATTTCTTAGGTTTACGAACGACTTTAACTTTCTCGATTTTGATAAAGTTAACACCAGGCGGCAGGGTTTTGCTGTCCTCCAGGTCCTGCTTAATCGCGGTCTTGCTCACCCGGTTCTCAAGGTAATGCTTGCGGTTGGGGTAATCGTCGCCGACCCAGTTGCCGAAAATCAGAGGGTCTGAGACTGTCGCTGAGTCTACGTGGTAGACCTCACTGCGCCCCATGGTGCCGCTCTGGCTGGTCAGCCCCGCATCTTTAAGCTGGTTGCCCAAAAACTCAAGGCGTTTGGCCTGAAGTTCGTTTCGGGGGGCCATCGCGTCAGCAAACAGTTTTGCCTCAAGCTCCAGCTCCGCTTTGGTTTCCAAAAACGCTGTGATCGCCCGGTCAATAAGACCCTCAGGAGCTTTGGGTTGCTCTGACTCCCCTTCAGGCTCCTCAGGCTTCGGGGTGCATTTGTGGCTGCGGGGCTTGCCGGCTTGAGTCCATGTGACCTCCTTACCACACTCTGGGCAGGGCTTACGCTCTGGCCCCTCTTTTAACTCAGGCTCTTCTAGGGAGTCGCCCATGTTGAAAATGTCTTTCATTTCAAAACCTCCTTCCTATTTATTGCACCACTCTTAGTGCTGGTTTACTGTCTGCTGGTTTTAGATCCGACCACCTAAAAGGGCGGAAGGTGCAAGGGTGGTAAGAGTCAAGCTCTGGGGTATCCTTCCCATCGACCACAAGGGCAAAGGCATCAGGGTTGTGGATACCCACCACAGTGGCGACCTTCCCACACGTTTCATACATAACATGGTCATTAAATCCGTAAGGGCAGTCAATCGTGCCGGTAGCGCGGACGCCAAACTCAGCGGCCAGATCATTGTACTCTCTGATGACAACCTTCATTAGTGGGTGTACGTTCTTAAAAAGCATTTCAACACCTCCTTCCTCGTTAGTGGTACCAACTTACACTACTGTAAAGTGCTTGTCAAGTATTATATTGTGCAAAAAGAGTTTTTCCGTATTTAGTGCATTTTATACAGCGAACGTACCACCTCCCCCGCTTCCGTTCGGGATGACCCTCACCTTTAGGGACAAACTCTCCACACGCGCAGCACCTACCAGCGTACCGGTTCCGCATATCAATCTCCTTTTTTCACAAGATGCCAGATATTTTCTAGCTTCCCGAGCATATCAGGGTTTATCTCAGCGCATTCGTCTACAAAAAGTTCATCGAACTCGAGACCTTTAAGCCTCTCAACGGCTGTCGTAGAGGGGACAAACTTAATAGACCCGGCCCCAACCTCAACCGTGAGCGTAGCCCTGTTCAATTTAGACCCTCTCCCCTGAGTGAACCAAGGGACAAGGCTTATCATCTCGTTGGCTTTGGCGGTGTCACTTACGACTACAGCCCACTTGTACCCCTTGGCTGCTGTGTTAACCAAAGCTTTTACGTGGTCTGCTATATGCCTCATATCAATCTCCTTTTTTCACGAGTTCGAGTAACATCACCCCTCCCTGACAAGATCAAGCAGCACATCCTGCAGTCGGCCTTTTTCTTTCAGCACTGTATAGGTCTTGCGCTCCTCAGATGTTGCGTACATATGGATGATATGGGTTACGTGTTTCTGCCCTGGCCGCACGATCCTCGCGTTGGCTTGGTTGTAGACATCATAAGAACTGATCGGAGCGTACCAGATAATTGTCGAAGCCTCGGTCAGTGTTAAGCCGTGAGACATCGCGGCGGCGTTAGCTACGAGGATATGGGGGTCCTTGGTGTTTCTGAAGTTGCTGAAAATTCTGTTCCTGTTATTCATACTGGTTGACCCATCAATACTCTCAACTGTCCAGTGGTTTTCAAGCTCTTTCTTGACGGCTTGCAGGGCTCCGGTCAAGGGCACAAACACAATAACTTTACGCTCACAGGACTCAATAAGTTCTTTTAAAAGTCCGATGCGGGGGCCAAAATCTATCTTGACAACCTCACCAGTGGGTGAATACAAAACGCCAAGGCTGGCCTGGAGGAGCTTACTTATCTGCACAGCCGCGTTGACTGCTGTAATCACAGTCCCCCTAATGTCTGTGGCCGCTTGACGCTTGATCTCACCATAATGCTTCTCCTGCTCTTTGGTCATCTGAGCCTCGCGGTCAGAATAAATTGTTTCTGGCAAGTCAACACAATCTTCCAGTGCATACCGAACTGAGGGTTTTAGGACCTTGTTTACAGTCTCTTCTGCGCCTTTGCGGGGTACCCACCGGAACTGATTAACCTGGTACATGGTTTCGTGCTTGAAGGAAGTGAAGTGTCCTTTGTAGTTCTCTGGTTTGATCAGTTTGCAGATGCCAAAGGCGTCGGTTGGGGCATTAGGGGTGGGGGCTCCGCTTAGTCCCCAAGCCATTCTAGAGAACCCGCACTTGTTGAGTATACTGTTCATAACCTTCCATCGACCTGTGCGAGCCGTCCGGCAAACAGCAACTTCATCGACGATAACCAAGTCAATGTCCTCGCGCACCAGGAGGTCATCATGGAGAATTTTAACCCCGTCGTGATTAACCACATAAATGTCATGGGGCATGGCAAGCAGTTCTCGGCGGCGATCACGGGCGCCATGTAACACAGCGTATGTTTTGAGGGGGAAGTTCTTGAATATCTCCTGCCCCCATGTAGGCTCAAGTGTAGACAAAGGCGCCACGACCAGTACCCGTTTCACGACCCCGAGTTTCTGTAGGTAGTCAGCGGCCCAGAGTGCCGAAATTGTCTTCATCGACCCCATCCCATTCAACACAAAACACCTTGGGTTCAAGGTCATAAAGTCAGCGGTATGTACCTGATGAGGGAGGGGGGTAAACCACCCAGGCCAGTCATACTTGGTCCGGATGGGCCCTGTAGCCGCATAGCCTAAGTTGTTCAGGATCTGTGCCGCCTCTAAGGTGTGAGGCACCGCACACACAGGTATATCTTTGATAACCGCCTCTTTCAGGTTCGGAAAGACAGCGCGGAGCTGTCCGGGGTTGCTCGAAGTGACGACTAAGTGGTCTTTGATGATTCGTACTTGGCTCATGCAGAGGTTCCTAAGGTAGGGGGTGGGGTGTATGTGTCGGCCTCGATAGCCTTAACGCAGTCAAAGCAGATAACGTATTGCTGCCTCTGTGGGTTGTTAATCGTTTTCTTTTTGTGCTTTTCTTGTAGACAGAAACTGCATGTGACCATGGTAAAAACCTCCTTAATAACCTAATTCTCTAAGGGAATAAGTTCTCTTCGACGGCTTCGCTAAGGTATGTCATCCAGAACTTACGATCAACTTCCGCGGGCAGGGAGCTGTTCTCAGACAGAGTTTCTACTACAGCCATCGCATTCTCAAGTTCCGGTAGCACCACGGTGGTGAAATCAAGAGCCCCTAGCTTGACTTCTTTAAGAAAATCAGCCTCCTTTAATGGGTAGGTTATAGTGTGGTCAGTAAGTATCTCCCTGACCTGGTAAGCAGCTCTTATAGCGTGAGACACCGCCTTCCAATCAACCCCCTCGTTGGCCTCGGCTTTTTTAGCCCTCACCCCAAAGCTCTCAATGAACTGCCAGACTATTGACCCTGCATAGGAGACAGAGCATGTACTTTGGAGCTGTTTTCCACACATCTGGTAAGTGGGGACTGCTGTTGTGGCGGTGTTAAGAAAAAGACAATGATCGTTGACGGGCAGTATGGAGAATGCCTCGCCAAACTTTAAAGTTTGATCCATGCTTGCAAGCACCTTCAGCACCTCTTTTGCTGCCGACAGCCGCGACCCTTTCAGCCCGTACTTAGCTGCTTGCTTGCGGGCGTATCCAACAAAAGCCTTCAGGTTACGTGTGTAAAATAAGGAACGAAATTTAACCAAATCTGCCCACACCTTGGACCCTTGTATAAGGTTCTTCTCATCACAATGGAGCATATCCAATGCCGCAGTTTCCCCCTTACAGGCTAGTTCTATGAAATAATGCAAGGAGTACATCTCAGCGTCAACGTCTTCTTTGGAATTTCTCTCATTGGATGTGTTAGAGTCGTACCGCATACTTTTAGGAACTTTCCCTAAAAGCACTTGCTCCTTGGTTGGCATGAAGATGCCTTTGTAGTCGGTATCAGACTCTGGTGTATCTGTCCCGTAAAGGTGGCTGCCAAATTTCATAAGGCATACCACATTTAAGCTCTCGGTTATTTCTTTCATGCTTTACGCTCCTTTTTAAAATGCAGATCAGCCTTGAAGTTAAGTTTTTCCCTAAGGACCCCACAAGGTACATAGTGAATTGTGTTAGCGTTTCTACCCATCGTATCCCATCGGTGCAACGCAATGAGTTCTGGAAGCCATGGGTGGTTAAGGAGGGCAAGAACTTTCTGACGACGTTTCATGCGCCCTAAAATCAGGTCTGACACTCTCATGTGCTGCCCCACAAGCCATTCAGTTTTTACACTGACAAGCCCTTCAAGGAGGACTACCGATTCTTTATCATGCCCAAGAGGGTGAATCTGCTTACCAACATCGTGCAACCACGCAGCCAATATAAGATCTGTGTCGTTAGTCTCTCGAAGCGCATGGTGCAAAACCTGAAAACTATGGATGTATACATCGCCTTCTGGATGCCATACTGGGTGCTGCTCTACCTGCTTACATGGTTCTAGTAAGTCATAAAAGGCCCCTACAGTATCTTCTGAAAAGAATTCCACGTTTTCCCCCTTAGTAAAAAGCCCAGATGAGCACTGTCGAGGTACCGCCGACAATGACGACCCACCAGACTGCTGCTGCTACCATTTGTTTTCCTGTCATTTCTACGATCATAACCCGTACTCCTTAATAAGGTCCCTGATAGTAGCCAAAACCTCGTTTGCCTCAGCCAGTTCCTCTTGGGCTTTTTCCAGCCGGGAGGTCAGCATAGCGTTGGTTGCCCTGATCCATCCACCCTCAGGGTCAGTCTTATAAAACATCTCACCTTCAATTATGCACTCGTCATAATACATTTTAGTATCCCCTTTAACCATGCCTCAAACTCAGTGAAGTCACCATCGATCACAAAGCAGGGGCCCGGGCTTTTATTAATTGCGTCGATCTGGAGTTTTTGAAACCCGGTCGGCTTCTTTTTAGGTGCTTTTGTCTCGACCGCCCAGAACAAGCCGTGGAATTTACCAATAAAATCAGGTACCCCTTTGATTGAGAACTGAGTCCCTGGGGGCATGAAATACCAGCCTGAGCAGTCTGGGGGGAACGCGCCTGCCTTCCCCGCTGGGAAGATGCCGTAGGATAGTAATATGGCTTTCAAGGCGTCTTTGACCTTTCCTTCTGGCGTCTGTGCCATTTTATTTCACCCCCTTCCAGTCACCCCGACCCCAGAGGAGCCATGAGGCGAACTTAATACGGCTTGATAGTTTCCATTTCCGGATGCCTTTTACGGCGTCAAGCGTTGCGTTGACAATCACATCATTTTTGCGCTGCTGGTTCCTGGCTTTCTTTGGGTTAAAATGGATCATTTAATTACCTCCTCGCGGTGTTATAGTCGTCAGAACACTTTTTGTGCTGGTACATATTTACATTTTTATATTGGTAGTGCCTCATGTTCTCAAGGGCGTCGTACTCTGAGCAATACCCACACTTTCTCCAGGTGGCTGGGTGCCCTGCAGCAATAGCATCTGCCCTTGTGTGCAAAAGAAAGTGATACGCGTGGCTCTGACAGATTACAAGATTGCTGGGGTAGTTGTTGGCTTTGTCCTCGTCTACATGGTGGACCACTACTCCCGCAGGCAAGGGCTTCCCGAAAGCTTTCTCAGCCACAACTGTGTGTTCTCGCCTCCCAGCATAAGGCCCACTTGTGAATACCATATACCCTGCTTGGTCTTTGTGTGGTACCCCTGTAGGCCCCCGACCCCCTAAAGGATCACCATGCCTGTGCCATCTCATATAGTGAGCGGTACACCACCCTCTTCTGTCGGACGGTTTAGGACATGCTGCTACAGAGCAAATACTCATCTATTTACCTCTTGCATAGGGGCAGTTGTTGTAAGACGCGCACTGTCCGGTTTTCCATTTACAAAGACCACTTGGTCGAGCCTGGAACGTCTCTGTCTCCCACGCTTGCTCCATCCTGCGTACCCTCTGGAGAATACCTGCCCAGATGTTGGGGAGCTCCTCTTTAGTAAGTGACCCACAACCAATTACTTCCTTAGCCTTCGGGAATATGAACTTAGGTTTAAACACAGAAATGTCCGGGCGAACTACAGACAGAGACGCTGCAAAAATCTTGAGCTGGTCTGGGTTATCCTTAACCTTTCCAAACTTCCAGTCTGCTATGAGGGCCTCTTGCTCCCCGTTCTCTAAGGTTTTAACGACCGTGGCATCCAATTTCCCGCGAAACCAAGCCTCCTTAGAGAACCATGCTTTTTTCCCTGTCAGCGGGGCCATGTTCTCCCCCAGGACAATCTCATATTCGACAAGAAGCTCAGACCCTTGAGACTTCGCTCTCAGCATAGCGTTGGTGTAGGGGCTAATTATGTCCAGATACACTGGGTCTTTAGGGGGGACTCCGTTCAAAGTGTCCTCTGCGCAAGCGTGCCCCCGGTTGCCATCACGGATGGCTTCGTTCTCTTGGAACTTTGTGTTGCAGAAAAACCTCTCTTCACCATAGGCTCGGGCGCAGTTTTCAAACGCTTGCAGCGCCGTGAAACTCCAACTAAAAGGTCTGTCTTTCCTGTTCACGGGTCTACTCATCGTATTCTCTGCCTTCTCCGGTAACGTCCGGAATTGGTGGTTGTCTGGGTGAACCTCAAGCCCCCGCGCTAAGGCACTGTCTACAGAGGCGCTTAAAAGGTATCGGTTGTATTTGGTCGTTGGACTTTGTAGGGCTGAGAGGTTCATAGTAACCTTAAATAAAACGCCCCGAGGCTGACTCCCCCAGCCAGAGGAAGAAAGGCGCTCGTCCTCGGGGCGATGGTAACTTAGTTTCCCTCATTGTAATCTGCTTTACATGGTTGTGTCAACCCTTATTTCTCACAATCGCCATAATTATACCTCTTTCAAATCTCCCCATGAGGGTCCAACAGCGGCATCGACCGGGAAATCAATAGGCAAGTCAACACCCCAGGCTTTTTTGTAAGGTAGGTTCGATAGCAAGTGTGTAAAAAATGGCACTGCTTCTGCCATCTTGCCCAAAGGGAAAATAAAAAACAAGCCGTCATGTAGTTCATAGTAAAATTTACCATCAAAACGATTTAGGTGGTTGCGAGCTACCGCCAGGGCTAGGTATTTTTGATCACCGCCTGTGCCTTGGATTGGGTAGTTAATGGCTGTACTCTCGTTGGCCCACGCATCCTCTCCAGCCCAAGCACCTGGTAGCTGCACTCGCCTACCGGCAAAGGTTTCAGCAAAACCTTGGTATTTGCAGTCGAGAATCTGCTTGCGCCAGTAGGCTTGTACCCCAGGGTATGACTGCTTATAAATTAACTGAGTCTGCTTGATAAAAGGTACATCTACATCAAGGTCATACTCGACTCTTGCTTTCTTGGTTGCTGTCTTTGCCGATACCCTGTACTGGTAGGACAGGTTGCAAAACTTCCCGGCTTTTCGGTCATTGACTGCTTGAGGATCTTCTGCGTGGAATCTATTTACCAAATCCATATACTCGACGTTTGCCACTTGGGACCCCATAAAACTATGGGCGTCCTGGCCTTGAGCACAAAGACTGAGCATCGTTTCATCTTCAGAGGCTACTGCCATCCACCGAAACTCTTGGCCTGCAAAGTCAAGCTCAGCCATACCAAAACCTTCAGGGGCTTGTATAATCCTCCGGTAGTCTCTTCCACGCTTCCACTGGTGAAGGGCTATGCCTGTTGGCACTAATACATTTCGTACTACTTGGTGCTCACCTTTCGCCTTCGTCGTTTTTGTAACGACTTCTTTCGTTTTATCTTGGCTTGAGTAGGTCATCCTTGACGTGTATGTTCCAAATATCCTTGCAGATGGTCGCACACAGCCGTCACCGTTATAGTCAAGGGCTTTTATAGTGGCTTCAGCATACTTTACCTTATTATTTTTAGCTTCCCGGATCTTTTTTAAAGTATTTGCTCGCGGGTCCATGAGAGCCAGGTCAAAGAGTGCGAATTTATCTGTTGATGGCTGCCCTGTTTTCTTGGAGGTTCCAAGGACCGGCAACTGCCAATCTTTAAAAAGAAGCTTTTGAAGTTGTTTAGGGCTGCCGAGATTTACACCTTCTATCTCAGGGCTTGACGCTAAAAGTTCAGCATAAAGTTTATCAGCTTCTTCAGTAAGGGATCTCTTCAAAGATTCAGCTGCCGGTCTTGAAGCCTTTAAGCCATGGACTTTTGACCATGCCACCAACGGTATACACCGGGCCTCGACTAAAGCTGCAAGCTGCTGACGATCGTTCAACTCACCCCAGAACTTCTCTGCTAACCTTATGACGAACAGTGCGTCACCCTTGTTGCGTGTGAGCAAGCCTTGCATAGACTCATCATCATCAGCCTGGAAGTCATCAAAGTCTTTGAACCCTGCATGCTCCGGGTAGTACGTTTTCATGGCGTTAGCAAGGGCGTAGCTCCTGCGCTTGCTTTTAGGTATAGTGTCACCTTCAGGCTCAACCTGGGCATGTCGCCACAAGAGCATGGCGTCTAACCACTTAACCTGCATTACAAGGTCCTCACACCCGGTAGCTATGCACCATGAAGCGTCGAAGGCCACGTTCCACCCGAGTATGTAGGCATCAGCCTCTATGGCTTTTTTAAGCATGCCTTCAATAAGAGCCTTGCTTGGGTATAACTGCCCTGCTACCTTCTCACCTCTGGCAAAACTCGCGGCAGTTACCCACGCTTGGTTGGTGGTCTTTCGCACAGGCTGAAGGGCATACTCCTGCTTGTCTCCAGCGGTTTCAATATCGAACCCTATACAGCTAGGGAAAATCATGGGGCCCCCCTGGTTATTTTAACTCCCCCACAGGTTTGACACTGGTTGGCCCTGAAGGGCCTGAGGGTTTTGCAGGTGGGGCAATATAGGATCTCAGGGGTATTCATCGGGTCCTCCTCAGGGTTTGTTGGATAAAGTCAACCATCTCATTACCTTTTGGGGTTAGCTGGTCGTCTGTGAGGTCTTCGAGGATCGAGGCGAGGGTGGTCCGGGCATCCTCAAGATGCACCCCGAGCTTCCAGGCTCCTTCCTCCATGTCAGCGAAGTCTTTCTCCACCACAGTCAGCTTCAAGTCCAACGACGCTAACTCGCAGTGAGGGCACCCGTCAAATTGTAGTGGTGCGATTGTGTGCTTACGACATTTCATATCAATCCTCCTTCACCATTTTTTCGTATTCAGCCACCTTCTGCTCGGCTGCTTTAAGTTTACTTTTAAGCAGGATAATTTCCAAGGCGGCTGTTGATTCTTTTATCTCGGCTTCTTCGGCACGATCAAAGCTGTTTGCGAATTTTACAGTCATTTTACCTAACGCAACACCCAAGTTTTGTTTACTATTACGCAATTTCTCTATCTCCGCATCCTTCTCTTTGAGAAGTTCTTCAGCCTCCCAGACTTCGGCCTCCAAATCACAGTATGTAATTTTATGTTTCTCATTGAACCGCTGAAAGCTTTCATAATCGCCTGCAAACCTTTTACTCATCACTTAACCTCCTGTCCTATTCCGTGACATTACTTTTGACAGAAAAATCACACATGATATGGTATGAAGCCTTCCACAGATTTCGGTCTACCTTCATCAAGTCATAGTCCCGTTCCCATGCTGTCGCTTTTGCCGTCATGTTGGCTACTTTCTGCTCGGCTTCCTCAAGCCCCTCGCTAAGCAATCCAATGGTGTCGCTTGCTCTCCTGTGTAGCGCTTGCTCTGTCGCTAACTCAGCCTTCAATCCTAGTATCTCCTCATCCTTCTCTGCATGTACTTGCTCGAACATCCAGAGCAGTTTCTCCTCGTCTGTCTTCACTTCACCGCCTTGAGTTTATTGAGGGTTTCTCTCGCCCATAGCGTCAGCGTCATAGCGTCAACTCGATTAAAGTGAGAACGGGAGTCGTTTGAAATAATCTCTTTCAATCCCTTCTCCGCTATAGCTACCTTCTGCTCGGCTTGCTCTGCCCTCAGAGTCTGCTCCGAGCAGATGTTTCTCCAGTCGTCACGATCAGCAGTCAGCCGTGCAATCTCTTGTCGTAGGCTGTCGATTGTGTCTGGCTCGGTATCCAGATCATCAGCAAAGATAATGTCGTCAGTGTGCAGCAGGTGGAAGTCTTTGCCTGCGAAGTCGGGGCAAAGCTCCCAGTCAGCATTATCGCCTTTAGAAACGAATTCTTCCAGTGGCTCTTTTGAGTAATTATCTACTGAGCTACAATAGGCCCACCCGAGGAATTTCGCGAACTCTCTATTCATAGTCATTTGTTTTCCTCCAGTGCGTCAACTGCATCGGACAATTCCTGCTCAACCCTCGCCCAGTTGGTCGTATATACTGGCCCAACAAGAAGGTGCTGGCTTTTGGTAAAAAATGTATGCTGGGTAAACTCATACCCGCACCCTGTCATCCACGTAGCCAATTCTCTTAACTCTGCAAGATCTGCATTAAGCGTTAGAACCTCTGCCTCGGCTTGCTCTGCCCTGACAGTTTCCTCATCGCAGATTCTTTGCCATTCGTTGCGATCTGCGGTGAGGGCTAGTGTCCTGTCGTCGCAATCTTCACAACTCAGTTCACCGCAAGTTTTCAGTTCGTCCGGCCAGTCTTCAAATTCAGCCATTATCTCCTCCCTTGGGGGGGCTTTTTGTGCTATAGGGCTCCCGTTATTACCTAGTATGGACAACGTTTCCAAAGCCTCCCTGTAGCGGTCACGTTCTTATCGGTTCCACTTTTAGCCATGCTTCCCTCTCAGCGCCATCGCTCTCGGTGGCTTTCCAAAGTTGCAATAAATGCCCCCACGCATTGACCCCAAAGGTTCTGGTTGGATACCATGGCAGGGCGTTCTTGATTGGTCGGTTTGCATTGGCCTTTCTGTTATAGGCCTCGTGCATTTTGATTTCTATCTTATGTTTCATGGTGTGTCTCCCCGTAGGCCCTTGCAATAGCTGCATCAATTAGGCCTGTGTCAAATCCCGTATATGGTCTATCACCATCGCTGACTTGCTGAATTTGAGTTTGTAAATTCTCAAGAGCCTCAAGTAAATCAGGTGCTGCAGCAATAAGGTAGGCATTCAATTCACGTTCGCGCAAGAGTTCTGGGAACAAGAGCTTGCATACTCTCTGCCCAACTGGCCCGTATATCATAATGCTTGCACCGGCCCTAACCACATCCCACGGCCCATCTGTGTAGTTTTTTATGTGCTCTTTCATCGCTTTTCCTCCTCAGTAAATTCTTCCAGTGGCTCTTTTCCTTTCCCGTCGATTACTACCCTTGCAATCTCACCAAGGCGTTTGATCAACGTAGTCAAAGGCACTTCGGCTGATGTTCTATATTTCTGTGCTCATCACTTCCTCCCTTGCTGCGGATCAGCATTTTATAGTCACGGATAACGTCTTCCATCGCGACGCACTCATCGCATTTTGTGTTTTCTGTGTGGCTACAAATAATGACAAGGTTAATGTTGGCGTCCACTTCGCGCTGATGGTCGCTAGCAGCATCCCAGATCATCTCAACGTCGGCTTCGTCGATCTGGTTCACTGTGTAACTGTGCCACAAATTGGTCTGCAGCAGATATTCGTTCTGCCACCATTGACTAAAATTCTTCGGTGACGGCTCATAAACAGGCAACAAAACATCCAGGAAGCCAGGCACGCGCCGCTGCCCATTTTCCCATTTGACGTAAGTTCCGCGCGGCGTGTTTAGCCGCCGCGCCATCTGGCCTATGTCCAGGCCCATGTTTTCGCGGGCGTTTTTTAGCTCTTGGCGTGTCACTTTATTCCCTCCTATTTAGTTCGTGCTTGACAACTTAAACTCCAGCCGCCTCAGCAACAGCAGCTCGGAACGCCAAAGGGTCGCGCACGCCTTTCATTATCGCGCCATTCCCTCCCGTTCCTGCAATTGCAATAGTGCCATAACCAAACATGCGACCAAAAATGTGTTGCGTGACTTTGACACTCTCTATTTTGCCGACTCCTTCAGCCCTACCCACACGCCGTCAACTCGCTCGACTTCCACAACCTCGCCAAGGTCGACAGCGTTTACCGTGAGACCTTCCTCATTCTCGTAGCCCCAGCCTTCGTAAGTGTCGATTGATCCGGTTTTTTCATTCATGTAAGTTTTCATGTCGCTCTCCTTGTTTGGGTTTGTCCCTCACTGTTAATTAGAGTATAACCCCATAGGGTTCAGGTGTCAACAAGAAAACAACATTATTTTCACTTTTTCCCAGCGAGGTAAAACAAATAATACCAGTAGTTATAACGTCTCAGCTCTGTTTTAGTCATGGTGTTTCTCCTTGTTTAATAAACTCGTCTATCATCTCTTCCAGCATTTCGTTAGCTGCTGACTCTGCTGCTGACTCTGCTGCTGACTCTGCTGCTGACTCTGCTGCTGACTTTACTGACCATGCTGCTGACTCTGCTGCTGACTTTACTGACCATGCTGCTGACCTTGCTGCTGACCTTGCTGCTGACCATGCTGCTGACTTTACTGACCATGCTGCTGACCTTGCTGCTGCCTCTGCTGCTGACCTTGCTGACCCTGTTGCTGACCGCTTGTTATCATCACCACTCTCTAAGTAGGTAACAATTAACTCGTAGTCATCTGCATTTGTGTATGGTTTAATCTTCTCGATGTTTATCAGTGCTTGTTTACGGGCAAACTTTCGTAATAATTTATCAGCATTAAATCCATGTAGGTAAGTGCGCTCAGAGGCTACAACCTTATCATCCCCATGAACGATGTCTCCACTTAACTCAACCACCCAGAGGTATGAGCTTGGGGCATATTGCAAAGCATCAATAGCCTTTATGCTTGCGTGTAGCCCGTGACCACAAAGTTCTAATTCACCTTTTACCTTGTGCGTCCTGCCTTTTCTGATCTGCCGGTTGTCGTTGTAGCGTAGCTTCTTATCCATGTTGCTGAAATAATATGCTTTCATTTTGTTTCCTCCTTAATAGCCAAAGCAATTTCGCACATCGTGTCGTACTCGGCAGGTAACAACTTATGCTCCAACGCCTGTACTCTCATCTGATTTCGGAAGTCGATAACGGCTGTCGCTAAACTCACTACTTCGGCTGGTAGGTGGCAATGGGAGCACGGTTCTAAGTTGAGATAAGTAAGTTTATCTTGCAATTTCTCTATCTCCGCATCCTTCTCTTTGAGGAGAGCTTGAAGCGTGGTAATCATTTTATAAGCCCACTGGCCGTCTTCTCCGTGAGTTTTATTCTTCAACCGGCATAATCTGCTCATCACTTCATCTCCTTGATACCAACTAATGCTTTTGCAAGCTCATCGCGCTCGGCAGACAATTCCTCTACCTTCTGTTCTTCTGCTTGTTTAAGCATCACTTACCCCCCGGAGGCTCTGTCCTTTAAGTCTTTTCTGCAGGTCCTCAAAGCTGCCTGGGAAAAAAGGGAGCTCCAGGGAGGCAAACCAGAACGCTGACATAGCGCCCGCACCGGTCAGAAACTCATAAGACTCTTTGAGTCTCTCCTCCCACTGCCGGGTCGCCTGCTGGAAACCATAGAACTGCCCTCTGTAAGGCCTCGGGGGGGTAGAAACGAAGTCAAGTATAGCTTGTTGAATAACTTTAGCAGCAAGGGCACGTTCCGACATCGTGGCGTGGTCTGTGGGGTCAGTGGCCTGGTGGCTGTTAGCGTGGGTCAGCATAAGTTCTCCTTATTCCGCAACTTGGTTAAGTAAACCTTGTGCAAATTTTGAGGCTTCCTGAAAGCCGCTCTCTTTGGTAACATATCGATGCACCAGGGCGGGGTACAGACACCCTTTCGGGCGGCGTAGGCCCACCAGGTCCTCAATGACCTCCTGCTTCTGGGCTTTGTTGCCGGTCATCCACCTCTGGCCGAGGCTCTTAACCTCTGAGAATACAGCGGTTTTGTCTATTTTCGCCATTAGACCCCTTTCCGCTGTTCAGCGAGGTTGACCAGTTTTGCGAGCTTCTCACGGTGCCGGGGCTGCGGGGTGGTGTGGCCGTTCTCCCAGCGGTTATAGGTGACAAACTGCACCCCAATCAGTTTGGCCATAGCGGTTTGACTCCGGTTAAGTGAGGTCCTGGCCGCGCGGATCTGGTCCGGTGTGGGTATGGGTTGGGTCATTATTCGGACTCCTCGAAGTGGCTGGCGAGTGCGGTGTCGATGCTCGTCCATTGATCGTAGGACTCTATATAAGACCCGTGTGAAATTGCATCCTGCATGCCTCGGGCCATAGCACCCTCGCGAATGTGCGTCCGCCGGGCCTCCTTGTTAATGGCCTGACTCATATTAACCGCTGAGTTTAAAAGTAGCCACCACTTAACTGCTTCTTCAGGGGTGTTCAACGCAAAGGTTATGCTCATCGGCTCCCATGCGTTTTTAATAATGGCGGCGTCATAGCGCTGGATCATCTTTCTCATCTCTTCAATATATTCATTCATCATTTTCTCCCTGTTTCGGCGGTCGTAGACCGGTTAGTTAAGTCTGTGTCTATCGCGTCATAAGTCAGCTCTACAAGGGACCAGACCACGAGGAACACAAGAGCTGCGACGCCTGCGTTTTTTAAGAACTCGATCATTTAGCCCTCCCATTGAGCTTGAGAATATTAAGCATCGTAACCACGCAGGCATTCAGGCTGTGCCGAAGTAACCTGTCGCCTATGGTATCAACGACCCGTTCGACAGACTCCAGTGCTGCTGTGAGCTGTTCTTCAAAGTCCTTGGTCATGGCAGGACCACCTTGTAAGCCAGCCCTACGGTAATGTAGATAGCTGCGAACACAAAAGCGGCGGTTGCAGTGTTTTTAAGTGCCTCTGCGAGCATGGCTCGCCATAGGGGTGTGGTCATTTAGTCCCCCTCGTCCAGCATCAGGAAGTCGTTAAACAGGTCATCGCCCAGGAACTCTTTGAACCGGGTCGTCTGCTCAATACACCCGCTGTAAATACGCTCAGCGGCGCGGCTGTCCGGGTCATAACCCAGCCCTGCGGCCCAATCCTCAAAATCACTGGCCTGGTCCAGTATGGCGGCATCCAGCTGCAGGCAGTTAAGCACTTCAGTGATCTCCGGGGGTGTGCCCTCATGCCCGACGCCCTTGCTGTAATAGAGGGTAAAGAGTCGCTGGTCCTCACCCTCGGGGCGTATGTAGATGCCGATCAGGTAGTGGTCCATTGGATGCGAGGCGTCCATGGAGGGGTTGGTGTCGGTGGCGGCGTAGGTAAAGCCGAGGTCGTGGAGTTCTGCGTATTCTTTGTAGTTCATAATATTGGCCCCTTGGTTAGAGTGTTAGTTAAAAACGAGGCCGTTGGCCTGGTTGAGGGTCCCGGCTGCGATCTGCTTGCGGCGGCGGGCGCGTTCGCCCTCGCCCTGGTGGGGTTTGTACTTGGAACGGTTGTAGTGGTTGCGGGGTGGCAGGATACTTTGACCAAAAACTTCTGCCAATGAGTGGCCCGCCCCTGAAAGCATATTTTTCACTACACCCGTAAGAGTGCGGTTGTTTTTGGCGACCTCGGCGACGTTTACCCTCTTCTGTGATCCGCGCTGGTTGTTACGTTTCATATTATGCCTCCTCAAGTTGCTCAAAATATTTAATCATCTTTTCCTGGGTCATCTCATCAGCCTGCTCGAACAAGGTGTCAATAAATGGCATGGTCTCCTCCCAGATTGCCTCCGGGCTAATTATGCCTAAATACAGGGCTGAGGTTAAGAAGGCCAGGTAGGCTTGGACCGTGCGGAGCTCCCGTGCTGCCGCGTTGGCTTCTCGGTTGGTTTGGAACTGTCCAAAGATTGGTTTCATTTTATTAGCTCCTCATGGGCATAATGACTGCAGTTAAAAATCCACCTTTGAGAAGGACCGGGCTCGCGCCGTCTGTGACCTTGAACATGCAAATGTCGGCGCCCTCCAGGGCAGCTTTGAAATAGTCGGTGTTTATGCTGCCAGTGTCTCCTTTGTTGTGTCATTTTATTCGGTTTCATACCATTCGCCGTCAACTTCCACAACTTCCCCAACTTCCCCAAGGTCGACTGCGTTGACCATAATGCCTTCCTCGTTCTCGTAGTCCCAGCATTCGTAAGTGGCGACGGATCCGGTTTTTTCATTCATGTAAAATTTCATTGTGTCCTCCTTGTTGGTTTTAGCCGCTCATGTCATCGTAGCAGGTAGGGCAGGATGTGCCGAGGCTTGCCGCCAGCCAAGCTATGGCCAGGGAAAAAACTCTGTATCGCTCACAGTTAACAGTTTTCCCAGACATTTGGGATTGCTCCCAGGAGTAAATCTGTTCTACAGCTTTGGACCGACAATCTGTTACTTCTGACCCGGATTTAGCAAAATATACGCGGGAGGTGCAGGAAAAATTGCTGCCATTGGTCTGGGTAAAATAAACCTCATACCCAGCTTTTTTGGCCATCTCGATGAGTTCCTTCTTTTTCGTTTCGACGATGTTCATGGTGGTCTCCTCTGGCTGTGTGTGGAGGGCGCCGGGGCTTTCCCCCGGCTGTCAGCATGATTCCCTCCGCTGGTTTGTGGTTCCGTTCTTCTCTGTAGCTTGCTTGTCAGTATATAGGTATAGTTTATAATGTCAAGGGGTTTTCTTTGTGGGGTGTATTATTCTTTGGCTGGGTGGGTTTTCACCAGCTTCAGGGCCTTTCGGTAGGCTCTTAGCAGGCGGGCTGCTGTCTCAATCTGAGCCTCTGCGGTCGCTATGCCCTTCTCATTTATGCGATCTATGTACCCCATAACGTGTGGGTTGCTGGAGTGTGGGCCTTTGGGCGGGTGCGCCCGCTTGTACTGCTCACGTAAGCATGTCCTGCAGTCATAAGAATAACCACGCGCGGTGCTGGGATCACGCCGGAAAGCTTCCAGGGGTTTAGGTAAGCAGCACTTGGAGCATCGCAGGGTCGCGGGGGCAGCCTCGGGCTCGGGGATTGTTTCAAAAGCCTCCATGATAGCATCGAGGGGGTCAGTGTTCGGGTTTGTCATGCTTGCACCTCGCTTACCAGTCGCTTAAGGGTGCGTAGCTTGCCCTCTGCGGCCTTTATATGTTCTAAGGCTCGCTCAGGTCCGATCTTGGCAAGCAGGGCGGCCATGGCGTCTGTGTGGTCCTCGTGGGGTGTGCTGGTTGGGTTAATGCACTGCTTGCAGCGGTATTCTATACCATGAGGGCGAGCGCGGTGCTTATGGAAAGCTTTAAGAGGCTTCAGCTTGTGGCATTCTGTGCAGGTTGCTTGCCCGTCTGTAATAGTACGTGTTACAGGGCGGCCTGGTTTTTTGGAGGGCTTGCAGGACAGACAGGTCTTGGCGACTCCATAACGCTGGGTGTTATCTGGCTTAAACTCCCACCTAAACTTGTTTTCCAGACATTGAGTGCATTGTATAGTGCCATCTGCGTTGGGCAGGCGTATTGTTTTACCGCGCCATTTTGGGTAGGTGCCCCTCTTAAAAGCAATAGCGACCTCTTCAGCCGGGTGGCCAGTGAGCTCTGCGATAGCCACATAAGATAGGTTTGGGTTGTCATTAAAGAGCTTGTTACAGTAACTGTAAAATACCATTGTGTCGTAAGCATCCATGATTTTACCTCCTTTAGTTGGTGGGACTATAGCATAGCTGAGGCTGTTTGTTAACGATATAATTACTAAGTTTTTGGGTTTTTTAGAGGTATGTTTTTTGTGGGCTAAAGTGCCTATGATTCTAGGGGGTTGCGAGGTTGGGCAGTTATCTAAGTAAAAAGATATAACAGAACGTACTTTAAAGTTTCTGAGTAATACCAAGGTGTTAGGTAGGCTGTAGTGTTAAAAGTAAGTTTGAAACAAATAAAGGCCCTTTTTTCAATATCCAACACAGGGTATTAAAACGGATAACCATAAATCCGCCAGTATTAAGTAAATGGAATTCAATCTGGGCTGAGTAATTCTAAAAAACCATACTATTTGTACTATTAACACTTCTAAAAGAAATATATATATAGGGCCTATTCCTTACTGGTTGGGCATCCGTGGCCGTTTGACCTAAAATCCTTCAACGGAAATAATGTCGAAAATTTCAACGGGATTTACTTCTAAACCGTGTTTTTCACCTAATCTCAACTATAACTAATATATATTCATCTTCTTGCATGTCTTGAAAGTTATAAAAGATACTATCATACTTAGATATAATCCAGCTTTTGTTATATATTAGACCTTGCATATATAGGAATAAGCGTTAGGTGAAAAAAATGAACTTTAGGTGAAATGAAAAAGGCCTTAAATTAGCTTTAAGGCCTTAATTGTAGCTTATTAGGTTATATTACCCCTTAATCTCTTACCCACGCCAGGCAATTTTTACAGCTTTTTGGGTCCCGGCGACCGGCACAATTATGACAAGGGGCTGTCAGTTTCTCCAGGTGTTTGTGGTCGTTTTGTTTCATTTGATCACGTCCTCCTCATGGTATAATTTACCCATACCAATTAGCACAAGGGCGTGGTCATAATCCAGACCATGGGCATCAGCAAAAGCTTGGTAAGTGAGGTAATTATTGAACCAGTCCAGGAACATTTCTTTAACACTTTCTCGCATTCTCATGTCTTAATACTCCTCAAAAGTAAACCCCGGCCTATGCAAGCGCCGGGGACAGGTTTAAGCATTACTCGTGTAGCTTCTCCATTACAGCGAGCTCAAAATCTTGGTACGTTTCTTTGGCCAACCTCATATAGTTAAAAGCGTTTTTCTTGTCAAGTGCCACTGATAGCTGCTCCCACTGACCCTCACGGTAGATCATTACAAAGTAATTCATAACTTAGAGCTCCTTTTAAAAGTCTTGAATGATAACACCACCGTCGAAAGTAATAACGCTTGTGTGATCCTGCAGGTAGTCAAGGGCCTGGGCCTCCTGTAATCCTGCAACCTCCAGCTCTTCGTAGCCTTGCTGCTCTGCAGCCTCTAGGGCCGTGTCATACTCCGAAAACTCACAGCACAAGGCGATAACGTCAAGCTCAAAGCCAGTGCCACAATCATCCTCTAACTGCTCCAGATAGTCAAAGAGGGCTTTTAAACCATCATAGGTGAAGTTGTCCAAGCGGTTATGGTCTCGGAAAGCGTCGATAAACTGGGAAAAATTGATTGTTTGTTTCATGGTTCATCTCCTCATCATGGCCAGGCAACAGCCTAGCAGGGATATTAAAAGCAGAAATTCAAACACCACAAGCCTCCAGGAACCGGGCCCGGTCAAAAGCTGGGTTGTCAGATTGCAGGTGAAAAGCAAAGTCCTGACAGAGGCGCCGGTGGTACTCTCTTTCCGCTCCAGGATTGCAGGCATAAGCGGTTTTCAAGGTCTGTGCAATCAATACATAGTCTTTTCTTTTCATAATCTTCAAGCTCCTCTGTTGGTTGTTTATCTTGCCTCATCAGGCCCGGGCCGGTCCCGGGCGACGCCTAGCGGCGTTTCGGCGGTTTATTCAACAAAGGCTTTTAAAACCTCTTTTGCCTCCTCCAAGGCTTCAGGTAGCAGGTCGTTGGCAATCTCTGTCAAATACGTGTTATCGCTGCCTGGGTAGTTCGCTTCTATACCCCATAATGAGGTATTATCAGTCAAACAGACCCCATTCTTATACACTGACAGCACAACACCACAATAAAACCACTCATCACCAAACCAGGCTTGCCGGGCTTCTAAGAGCTTGTCTTGTTGCTCATCACTACAGCCGGCGATATCCTGGTCCGTATTATGGTAATCGTCGTCATCTATATGGCTGTCAATGTCGTGCTCAATAGTAGCCCGGACCACAAACCCCTCAACCTCTGTGCTTACAGTGTCGTCAATGCACACATAGTCGTCAAACGTTTCTTTAAACATGATTTACGCTCCTTTAATCTCTGTAAATATCAATAGTAACTTTAGGATCATAAGACTTGCCGATATACAGTGTGCCAGCATTTGAAAAGCAGATGCAATATACCCGGCGCCATACTCTGTCAACCATGACCATGTAAGGGGTGGGCAACCGGCGCCCGTACCCGCTAGCAGTCTGGCCGCTGCGAGGTGTTTCGGTCTCTTTAATATGCAGGCCTTGTGTTAGGTAGCAGTTATAACCGCCTTGCCCGTCGTCTTGCTTGGTCTGTAAATAAGCTTTTAACATGATTGTTTTCTCCTTTGTTTAAGTTGATAGAAGTATATCGAAATACTATACAAGTGTCAAGTGCTTAACATCATTTAATTGCTTTTTATTTCGTCGTGATCCGAGCAGACCGAGCAGACCAAGGCGACCAAGGCGACCAAGGCGACCAAGGTGACCAAGGCGACCAAGGCGACCAAGGCGACCAAGGCGACCAAGGCGACCAGGTACCCGGATCACACCGCAATCCCCCATATCCAGGCTATTAAGCTGTTTCGGACCATACCAGGCCAGAACCGGGCTTCGAGGTTGCTCCACAAGGCACGTTCTCTTGTAAGTCCATAGGAAAGGCTGCAGGGAATCCAGGAGATTCCAGGCGATTAAGGGGGGGAGGGCCTTTTTTCTGTGAGGCTGAGGGGGTTGGGGGATATGTACCGGGGCCGGGCGTCATCTATTAATGACATCACAAACGATTTGTTTCTCAGACCCCTAATATTGTAAACCCCTTGTCATTATAACTTTTCCCTTATAAAATCCCTCAAAATGTATAACCCCTACAAACTATTGTACCCACCCATACAAGTCCTTGCACACACC